CCGGTGATCGGCCGGCTGCCGGATCTGGAGCCCACGATGAGGATCAGCTACGAGCGGTTCGCCGATCCGGCCCGCTGGCGGCGGATGGCGGAGGACCTGGGCATCACGATCCGCGAGCTGCAGGTGGCGCTACTGCTTCTCAAGGGCCTGTCTCTGGCGGAGATCGGCTCGGCGCTGGGAATCCAAAAGGGCACGGTGCACACGTACAACCAGCGGCTGCACCAGCGGCTGCGGGTCCGCAATCGCGCTGAGCTGGTCACGACGATCGTCCTGGCCTCCGGAATCCTGCTGCCTGCCAATTCAAAAGAGTATCCTTAAATATATACAGGCACACGCGGTTTTACGCGAGAAAACCGCATTTTGGCACATTGGGCCCCTCGAATCTGCGCCGCGGGTCTAGGCTTGGGGCATCGCCGGCCATGACCTGTCTGCCGGACATCAAAATGGTGAACCAGATGGCTGAGAACATCTTTCAGAAATGGAAGCGGGCCAGTCCGCTGATTAAGGACCTGGGCTGGGCTGGATTCGCCAAGTATTGGGCGACCAGTACGGCGCCGGCGAAGGCCCCCAAACCCATCGGACCGACCGATACGGAGGTCCTGGCCAGCGACGAGCGGATCCGCAGGGCCCTGGCCTCTCGGTCACGCAGCAGACGCTCGAGTCTCACGGGCGGACAGACCGACCGCCCGGTCAAACTGCAACTGCCCTCTCTGGTGGGGATCTGACGCATGATCGATCCGAAACAGCTGGTGGCCCGCTGGAATACGCTGGACGCCGCCCGATCGACGGTCAAGAGCCTGGTACAGGAGGTGATGGAGTACTGCCTGCCGCGGCGGGCCACAGTGACGGTCCAGCGGACCGATGGCCAGAACCTCCACAAGTACCTGACCGACTCGACGGCGGAAATGTCGGTCGAGCGTGGGGCCAGCGGGCTGTATGGGGCGATGTGCCCGTCGGACCGGGCGTGGTTCATGCTGACGCCTCCGATCGAACACGGCCGCCTGGCGGGCGAGTTCGGCCGAGACATGCTGGGCGTCTCGGAGACCATGCGGGACCACGTGAGCCGCAGCAACTACGCGGAGGCGGCTTACGAGGGGTTTCTCGATCTGATGACGGCCGGAGTGACCTCGGTGGAGGTCAACCGCGGTTTGGATTCGCTGTTCGAGTACACAGCGTATCCGTTCGAGCAGGTGACGTTCGAGGAGAACAGCCGCGGGCGGGTGGACGCGGTCTACCGGCGGTTCGGCTGGTCCGCCCGCCAGATCGTACAGGAGTTCGGGGAGGGCGAGGCGGCCGTCGGCAAGACGATCTGGGACGCCTACAGCGCCAATGACGGTCGGAACCGGGACAAGATCTTCGAGGTCCTGCACGCGGCGGTGCCGCGGAGCGACTACCCGGGCGGCCGGCTGGACGCCAGGAATATGCCCGTGGCCTCGGTCTGGGTCGCGGTGATGGACGCCAAAGTGCTCCGCGAGAGCGGATGGCCGCAGTTGCGGTACCTTGTCTGCCGGTGGGTGAAGGCCGCCGGCGAGAAGCATGGGCGATCGCCGGCCATGACCTGTCTGCCGGACATCAAAATGGTGAACCAGATCGAGCAGGCGATTATCGATGGCGCCGAGCAGGTCGTGCGGCCTCCGATCCTCAATCCCGACGGCGCCGGCCTGATCAGCAACAGCCACGACGCCAACGGCAAGCCGGTCATTCTCTTCCGGCCGGGCTCGATCCTCAACTACCGAGTGAACTTCGTCGCCCCTGGGGTCAAGCCGGAGCCCTTCAGTACCGGCGCCCGCGTCGATTTTGGGCTGGAATACGCCGAGAGCAAGCGGCGAATCATCCGGGCGGCGATGTTCAACGATCTGTTCATGGTCCTGATGGACCAGACGCACGCCAAGACCGCCACGGAGGTCCGCGCGATTCTGCATGACCAGATGCGACTGCTCGGTCCGCAGTTCGGGCGGATGAAGGTCGAATTCTTCGACGCCTTGATCCGGATCAACCTGTCGATCATGAGCGAGGTCCCGCAGCTGCTGGGCGGGATTCCGCTGGAGCTGCTGAACCTGGCGAACATCCGGTACACCTCGACGTTGGCTTTGGCCATGGAGTACGCGGAGATGACGGCGATGCAGGACGCGATGGTGTTCCTGTCGCCCTTCGCCGAGATCGATCCGACCGTCTGGGACAACTTCAGTTTCGACGAGATCAGTCGCGGGATCGCCGAGAAGATGGCCCTGCCGCCCCGATGGCTCAAGCCTCGCGACGAAGTCCGGGCCCTGCGGGAGGCCCGCATGCAGTATCAGGCCCAGCAGATGCAGCAGGCGTTGGCCCAGTATCAGGCCGAGCAGATGGCCCGCATAACCCAGAAGCCCGAGCCCGGCTCGCCGGCCGAGGCCGTGGTGCGGGGTGCGGCATGACCGCCTTGGGCTTGACGCAGGCCTCCGACGAGACCCTGCGTGCGTATCGGGAGTTCGCGGCGTGCGGGCAGATAGCCCAGACGATTTTGACGGACCTGGAATCGCAGATTCCGGGCGACTTCTGCCCGGACAATCAGTATGTGACGGCCCATAACCTCGGACAGTTGCGGATCCTGCAGATCCTCAGCGTCCGCCTGGCCGAGTCGCAGACGAATCGAACCTTGTTACCGGAGCATATCAATCATGGCCAAGATCAATGAACCCACGACGGTAGTGACCCAGCGGGACCGTGAGGTGTCGCGCCAGCTGGCGCAGGAGGCCGCGGAGGTGGCTTCGCGACAGATGCAGGAGCGGAACACGATCGTTAAAGCCAAGGGCCTGCTGGCTATCCTGGCGGCGATCCAGCCCAATGCGCCCGGGTACGGGCCTGTATACACCTTGCAGCGGCTGGGCCAGCGCAGCCAGGTGACGGCGGACGAGATCGAGCGGGCCCGCCGATGCGTCAACGATTGCGTGGGCAACCCGCCCCGGCCGCCGACGGTGGCCGAGTGCCTGGAGGCCCTGGCGCCTCTGGCCCGCATGCCTCGCGACTATCTGAACCCCAACAAGCAGGCCGTGCAGTTCGCCTTTCCGGACGGCAACGGCAAGAGCGTCGAGGTGACGATCGAGCAGATCGAAGCGGCCGACCGGCTCCGTGCGGCCGGCGGCCTGTAACGCGAACGGACACAGACGAAACCACAGACGATGACGAAAGAGTATGACTGAGAACCCGAACATTCCGGTAATTCCTGCTGGGCCGGGTCCCCTGCCGGCGCCGGCGCCGGCTTCGCCGGGTCCCATGACGATCAGTATCGACGGCCTGGACGCCGAGCTCAGGAATAATAAGACGATCGCCGGCCTGGCGGGCCAGCCCGTACAGAAGGCCCTGAAGATGCTGGCTGATGCCGAGGCGATGATCGGCCGCAAGGGCGTGATCCTGCCCAAAGGGCCCGACGACAAGGAGGGCCTGGCCGCGTTTCGCAAGGCAATTGGCGTTCCGGACTCGCCGGACAAGTACCCGGCCCCCAAGATCCCTGAGGGCCTGACGGTCGATGAGGCGACGGACAAGCAGCTCCGCGCCTGGGCCGCAGAACTGGGCTGGACTCCCGACCAGTTCACCGGCTTCGCCGAGCGGGTCGCGGCCTGGAATGTCGCCACCCAACGGCAGCAGCAGCAGGAGCAGCAGGCCGCCCTGGATGCGGCGAAAGCGGCTTTGAAAACGGAGTTGGGCCCGGCGTACGAGGCCCAGGTGCAACTGGCCAACACGGCAGCGGCGGCCTTCGCCGACGAAAAGGACCTGGCGGCCTTGGCCGACGCGGGCATGCTGGAGCACCCTGCGTTCCTGAAGCTGATGGCTAAAGTCGGTCAGGCGGTCGCTCCGGACCGTCTGTCGCAACAGAAGACCGGCCAAGTCGATTCGGGAGGCCTTCAGAGCAAGATCGACGAGTTGATGCGGTCGCCGGCGTACCTGACCGAACGCGGTCCGGCGCACGATCGCGTGCTCGATGAGTTGCTGCGCCTGCGGAACCAGATGGCCGCAGCACGAAAGAAGTGACGATCGATAGAGTGTCCCGCGGCCGGGGAGCCTTACCGGTCCGGCCGGCGGGATCTGCCACCGCGGGTAGCCTCGGACCTCTCCGGGGTCCGCAGCCGGGCGCGGCAAAACGCAAACGGTAGGGTCCGTTTCTGAGGTGTGACGCCGGTCACATGTCACGCCGACGATCGGGGAGCTCTCCAGTGTCGGCCCTTGAGGCCGAGAATTTCCTAACCTATGTTTGATTGGAGAGTTCTCCGATGTCCTACACTGTCACCCAAGCGATGACCGAGCAATTCTCGGCGTCGGTCATCATGCTCAGCCAGCAAAAGACCTCCCGCCTGCAGCAGGCCTGCCAGGTGGCCCAGGTGGTGGGCAAATCGTTTTATGCCGAGCGCCTCGGCACGGCGGAAATGCGAGAGCGGACCGCCCGGCACGCAGACATCCCGTTATCGGAGTTCGAGCACTCCCGGCGCAAGGGCACCATTCATGACATGGCCTGCCGCCACCTGATCGACCGGGCCGACACCGAGAAGATGATCATCGATCCGCACGGCAAGTACGTCCAGAACTGTGTGGCCGCGGCCAATCGCGCCAAGGACATGTGGATCATCGAGGCCCTGGGCGGCGTCGCCCACGGCGGAGAGGCCGGGACCACGCTCATCAACAACTACGACGTCGGCGAGTGCCGGATCATCAATGGCGACGGGACGGTGGTCGCCGCCGGATCGAACGCCTCGAACACGACCGAGACCGCGTTGACGTACTCCAAGCTCGTGGCGGCCAAGAACCTGCTGGATGCCGCGGAGATCGATCCCGACCGACGTCGGTACCTCGTGACCAACAACTACAACATCAACAACCTGCTGGAGGACAAGACGCTCAGCGGCGATGAAATGAAGGTGGTACGTGACATCAAGACCGGCCGGATCGAGCAGATCCTGGGCTTCTTCGTCATCCCGATCGAGTACCGCGCCACGGGCACCGGCCTGCGAATGCACTCCATCGACACCAACTGCATCCGCAGTTACGCCTTCGCCGAAGGCGCAGTGACCTTCGGGATCGGCGGCGATGTGCGGACCGTCATCGAACGCATCCCGGAGAAGGACGCCGATCAGGTGCTCTGCACCCTGGAGGTCGGCGCCGAACGCAATGAAGGCCCGGCCGTCGTCGAGATCCTGCTCAAGGCCGCGCCCTGATGAAGTGACAACCGATCAATAGTCCGGTCCCCTCAGGACCGTAAAGAAAGGAACGAATAACGAATATGGCTACAAAATACGGCACCAACGCGACCATTCTGGCGTCGCTGACCCCCAGCACGGCTCTCAAGGCCGAGCAGTCCGGGGGGATTGTCCGGTCGATGACGGAAGAGTACACGGGGGCCCGCGTCTCCAGCGGCGACACCATCTACCTGGGCAAGATGCCCAAGGGGGCCATTCCGCTGTTCGGTGTGATCCGCTACAACGGCAGCGACACCGGCATTTTGAAGATCGGCTATACCGGGGATATCGACGCGCTGGGCACCACGACGGCGCTGGCGACGACCAAAACGCAAGTGCTCTACCCCGCACGGGAACAGATCAACGAGCCCCTCACGGCGGATACCGACATTTATGCCACGATGGGCACCAGCTCCGC